TACAACATTTCCCCATGATCTCTTATTCTAAAAACGACCAAGACATTCCCTTTGAGAGATTTTATCAATTCTAGTATGAATTTGTTACGAGCCTTGTGTGACCATAAGAAAGTCATCTCTTCATGATACTCTTTCTCCAACATCTTTAATCTATCTTTTCGGGAGTAGTGAAGATGGTGTCCGATGATACGAAGTGTAGATGCGTTTCCGGAATCTATCATCTTTCGTGTTGTAGTAACTCTTTTTACTTTACCAAAAGCTCCTTCGATAACCATGTTGTTGAGTATGTTGTCATCTAATGTTCCTGTTCCACCAATTCTCAACCAAGCACGATTAAACTTTTCTAACATTAATGTTTTCAAAGAATCTGCTTTGAAACCATGAGCTTCGTCACCAAATACAAATTCAAATGTTTTGAAGTACTCTGTATCCTTGATGTTATACAAAGATTGCCATGTAGATATTATTACAGGAGTCTCTACATATTTTCCGACAGCTTTTTTAACTATCGCATCTGTGTGGATCTTTGAAACTTGTTTTTCTAGATTGAATTCTTTCTTGGGAACATTTTCAGAGTACTCTCTGAAATTATCATACATCTGATCAACCAATCCTTTTCGTGGAACTATTATCGCAATTTTGCGATTAGGAACTTTTCCATCAAAGAGAGAAAGGAAATGGCGCATCAGAGCATAGATAATCAAACTCTTCCCGGATGCAGTCGGACTCAACAAAACAGCACGTTCATATTGAATGGCCCAACAGATAGCGATTATCTGATCCATTCTTAGTTTGTATTTGTCTGGTAGGTTGAAACTGTTGTAGAGATCTATCGCATCTTGTTCTGTGTAGTATTCTTCTGGCTTTACTCCTAACCTTGCATAGTTAGGTGCTATCTTAGGATCTATCCTAAAAGCATATCCTTTCTTTTTTAGAAATCTTATTAGTTTCGGGACTAGACCAGTAGGAAATGTAGAATTTCTTCTGTCATAGATTCTTATGTAACCATCCCAAAGACCCTTTTGATACAAAGGATCGAAGAAGAAGTTTTCCTTTTTAAATTTGAATTTAGCAGAGATTCTAGCTTTTATTTCTTTGTAGCTGTGTATCTTTACTTGTGATTCAGAATATTTTTGGATAGTTACTAAATTTTCTATTATCTCTTTTTTATCTTTGTTTAGAGATGTCATTTCTTTCCACCATCTCCGAATTTAGCAGATATGTAGTTTATAGCGTCTTTTATATGATAACCACGCTCATGTATTATTTGTATTATATCTTCTAAGAATTTTATCTTGATCTTCTGTAATGCCATCCTTTCTTCTATTTTACATAGATCGGCATCACCTTTGAGATAATCTCCAATGTCGTATGTTCCTATTTCGTGATCTATTGGTTCCCATCCTTTTTGTTTAACAAAGGTTCTGGGTAATCTACCTAGATAATATTCTCTTTTGATCTTTCGGAGACGATTGTATTGAATCTCTTGTGATCTAAACTGACAAGTCTGATCTCCAAGTATGTTCCAGTATTTTGAATGTAGTCGGCTTATTTTGAGAAGTTCTGCTTCGTAGTCGGTATTATCGATCCTACTATCTTTCTTCCACTCCAACTTTAATGATTCGTATTTCATGATATATCTTCACAACAAACATAATATAATTCTCTATTCAGCAATGGTTCTTAATTCGTATATAGAATAATCCATCATTGCTGTTGCTTTCAAGTATACTGTTCCATCTGCACGAGTATCGAATTCTACCTTAGAAAGTCTTCTAGGCCAGATGTCAAAGTACTTAACCTCCAATACAGGTACATAGTCCGAAGATAAGACCCTCAGAGTAGCCATGCTTTCGATTCTAGGGGCTGTTATATAAGATCCCATTATAGGATTAGCCTTTGGTCTATATCCAGGCCCCTCGGTAGGTTCTAGGGCTTTCTCAAAGTTTCCTCTCTGTTGTCCAGAAGAAGGAGTACCGATACCCAATAACCAGTTATAAATCTCTTTCCAGGAAACCATGAGTTCGTCTATCAAGAAGATCATTTCCAAAGGTTCGTATGTAAGCTGATCCCCAGGCAAAGGGATGATCTTTCTCATTGTTGCTTGGTAGGCAGGACTATCGAAACCTATTCCTGGGATGCCAGAATTTTGAAGAAAGTATGTGACATTGGGTATTCGAGAAAAAGTCATCTCGAAGGTGTTCTGGGATAATAGATTTCTATTAGCAGGATTGTTCATTTCTATCCTTTAAGGAGAATTGAAAGCTCTCTGGGATGAACATTAGCCATCATACCATTCGAGAAAAGAATACTGATTAGAGGTCTTGTTCCTTCCCCTCTTCTGGTTTTCTTACGGACCTTTACCTTTTCACCTTTAAAGTAAACTTCCATTCCTATTTCTATGTTTTCATATGTCATGTAGAACCCTTTTACCATTGCATTCTACATCGTATTTATCCTTTGAGATACATTCTACATTTACTCCGTTATCAACCACTAAAACCTTTGTTCCTTCGGGAAGATACTGTTTAAAATGATATTGGACCATGTGTAGTCTGTGTGCTGCTTTACTGGGTGGTAGATCTTTAACATCTACTTTCACTAAGATTATATCATCTGGTTTGAGAGTTGATGTTTTTATTGACTCTATGGCTACTTCGACACCATTAGCTAACTTTAGTGAATCCATTTCTAAGCTCAAAATTTAAAACTCTGGTAAACTTAGTAGCCAATTCCCTCTTATGGGAAATAACGAATATGTTGGTTCCTTTGAAGAGTTTAGCATTAAACATCTCAACTAAGCTTTCTGTAGCTTCTACGTTCAAGTGTGAATCTAAAACTTCATCTAAGAATAACAAATTGGTATTGATGGAATTTCTGGCTCTAGCTAAGGATCTCCAAGTAAGAAGAAGAGCCAAGTCTATCCTCTGTCTTTGTCCGGCACTGAAGCTGTTATAGGAAAATGATTCTTTTCCTCTGGTCTTAACCACTTCATCAAAGTCTTGATTCAGATGGAAGGATACTTCTAGTCCCATAGATTGAAGATACTTGTTCACATATAAGTTTATTTTAGGAATATACTTACGAACAATTTCTGCCTTAACCCCATCATCCTTTAGAAGTTGGAGAGCAGTATCATGAATCTCAGAAAGATTCTTTAGCTTTTTAGTTTCTTTCTGATCACCCTTTAGTTCTAATTGAAGAGCTTCTATTTCAGTAACAATATCCTGGACATTATCTTCTTTAGCTTCCTTCAACCTAATAGATTGCTGAGTGAGTTTTTCGATAGAGCTTGTAAACTGTTTGATGGCAAAAGTCTTATTTTCCATCTTTGTTCTGATAGCACGAATTTGATCGTGCTTCTCTTCTATCATTTCCAATTTCTTTTTGAGCTTGTGTTTTACCTTTTTGCCTTTAGCAGCAACCAGATTTAATTCCTCTAACTTAGCAGCTATGATTTTCTTTTGTTCGGCAGCTTTCTCTTTTGAGAATGGTCTGCTGCAAGTAGAACATTTTTCTTGATTAAGAAGTTCAAACCTACGCATGTGATCGTGAATCTTGGCATCGACTTTACCAAGTTGTTCTGTAGCCTTTTCTAATAGAGCTTGGGTATCTTTTTTCTTAGGAAGATTAGCTATGATAGGTGGAAGTTCCACATCTCTAATTTTAGTCAGTTCTTTTTCGGCAGCAGAATTTCTAGCAGATGTTTCTTCTATCTCAACCTTAACTTCTTTCAGTCTCTGTTTACTTTCACTCTTTTTCTTTTCTATGTAATCAGTATGGATTTTTATTTTCTCACTGATACCATCAGATCTAGTATCTAGAAAATGAATTCGATCTATTGTTTCCTTTTTCTTAGCTTTGAGGAGAGCATTCATGAATGAGAATATCTCTACACCCAGAACTTTCTCTACAAAGGTCCTTCTGTCCTTTGCTTCTAACTGCATGAAAGGAACAAAGTTCACTTCAGCCAAACTTACTATTTGGTGGAAAGTTTTCTTATCGAATTTTAATATATCTTTTTCGAGATAATCCTGGAAATCGTTTACTTTATATTGTTTATCTAAAGGAACTCCGTCTACGAATATTTCCAGAAGATTTGGTTTGATTCCTCTTCTGACTGTGTATTGTCTTTTCCCTATTTTGAAATCTAACTCTACGAGACAATTCTTTTCGTTGGTGGAATTTACCAACTGACCTTTTCTAATCGATCTGAAAGTATCATCAAACAGAACAAACGAAATTGCATTGGGAATAGAAGATTTCCCTGCACCAGAATCTCCAAGTAGAAGAGTGGTGTTAGTTCTGTTTAGAACTATCTCTGTGGGAGTTTTCCCATAAGAAAGAAAATTAGAAACTCTGAGTTTTTGGAATTCTATAAACACTAGGAAAGAAACCCCCAAAATCTTCTAAAATCTAAAATGACCCCTGGATTAGTCTGCATATTGTATAGGTCTGCAACTTCTTGCCAACTTGAATTTTTGTATGGGACCATATAACTAACACAATCACACCCAGTATCTAATGATACTTCTACAGAAGCCCCATCCACAAAGAAGTGATATGAGAGAGGATATCTGCATATTGAACATTTCCTTATCTCCCAAGTTTTAATGTTATGCTTTAAAGCAGCATTTTTGAAATCTTCTGGGGTTTTATTTTGCATAAATTATCTTCTAACTAAACAAGAACTATGATGTTTAAATCTTTGTTCTTTTGCTTCTGCGTTCCACTTTTCTATAACTTCTTCTTTTGTATCTGCTGTAACAACCAACTTATTACCACAAGGAAAATATCTACAAGTCATCTTTGAATATGTTGGTGTGATGAGAGCAAGAGGACCTCTTCCACACTCCCAACAATTTTCTGTCTCTTCGACCTCTATAACCTTAACATCTATCACAAGTCTCTATATCCAAAATATATTGTGGTACTAAGTCTCTCTTCCTTTTCACTATTTCTGCTATCGTTAGAAATAGAAAAACAATTTGCACCAAGAAATGTTTCTGGGAAAAGTTCTGCTACAGATTTCATGACATCTTTCAATTCACCAATTTTTTGTTTTTGTTCTTCTGTAGTAGGCCAGAATTTTATTGCTCTGTGTTCAATATTGTCATTTTCATTTTTGGGGAGTTC